TATGACGAAACTGATAAAACAATTTATATCCAGAAAGAACGTGGAGAAATTGCTTTAAAGTATGGGAATTGGGTTATTTTTGAAGAAAACACAGATAAATGCTTCTGGGCTATTGACCATGAGATTTTTTTAAAGACGTATATTAAAGTTCCGAATACTTTTAATACGTTTGTCAAAAAGGTTTATGAGGTGGTTTCATGAAATATGGTAATGAAGTGTTAAAGAATGTAGTTAAGCCTTACTACAAATATAAGCAGGAAGCTTATAACTCTATCCGAGGGCTTGCAATTAGTAGAAGTGGAAAACGGGGGTATTGCTTATGAAAAAGCCAGAAAATATAAAAATTAAGAGACGCTTAGTAGGTTTGAAAAGAGTACCTACGTTAATTGAGATTGGTAATTACCGATATCCAGTACCTATATATTATGTATTTAGATTAGACCCTATAACTAGAAGTACTAAACTATTATCTCTAACTTTATCCAATTCTTTCGGTCAGCATTTAAAGTCTGACATATATTCAATTCTAAGGTTAAATACGGGGTCTATGAAAGAGACTAGTTTGGTTGTTCTATTGGAAAATCTTGTAGCAACTTCTAAGTCAGAGGTTACTTATCATAAAGGTACATTATCTTCCAGACATAAAATTACTTTAGAGTATGTAAGGGCGGGCAACAATATAATATCTTATAAATTGATTGTAGACGATGAATTTTATGCTTTCATCAACCTTGAATATCTGGGCATGGAGCAGTTAGGGTATAGTACTTTTGGTATAAATAATACTGTTTCTGATACATTACTAAAAGATGCTTTAAGTATTATTTACTCTATCTTATTAAGATATTATAATAGTGAGAAGGAACTAGTTTCTTTGTGTGAGAAACTACAAAAATACTTCACACCTACCCTTTATTCTAAGTTAAGGTCTGAGAAACTTTAGTGGTGATAAATTATGAAAACAAGAATTATTTTAACCGTAGGGTGCGTTGGTAAAACACATCTTGATAAAAATTACTCAAATGTCTATGACTTCGATAAGCATACTTTGGAGTATAAGTATGATAAAACAGGGTTTGAACATCTGTCTAATGAAGAGTTCAAAAGTCTTCCGAATCGCAAAATAAATGACGGTTGGTTTGAACGTTACATGACAGACTGGTGCAAAGTCATTGACTCAGGTCAATATGATGTTGTGACTGGTTGGTTGCAACAAGATTCCTTGAACTATCTAATTAACAAGGGGTATCCGGTAGAAGTAGTAGTTGTTGATGTTGGAGGTAACGAGTATATCTATAAAGAACGTAGTCGACTAAGAGGTAACAATGCTCAATATTGGACAAACCTAAAAGGTTTTTATGACAAGACACTTAAATTATACAAAGATAGAAACGATATTAAGGTTGCGATTTTTGACCGACCTTACTATCTAAGTGATTACCTTGTATTTTCGGGTGTCATTTTAAGACAAACTAATAGAATTGGGGATACTTACGTCCATAAAGTTGCTGAAAAGGTTGGCTCTGAATTTAGAACTGAATATTCTTCACTTTCGGAAATATTTATACCATTCTATACTCAACTTATTTTAACTGCTTTATCACTAAATACTGACATTACAGATGAAATTGTTCACGATGCTTGGTCAGTAGCGATGTACAATAGGAATGATGCAGATATACACAAATCAATGCTTCCCTTTAGTAGTCTAACTAAAGAAGTTCAAGATCTAGATAATCCTTATGTTGAAAAATTAAATGAAATATTGAACTATTTTAAAGGTCTGCGACACTTGATTGAGGTATCTAATGTCAACGAATAAGCCTTGGACTCGTCAAAAGCTAACTCAGATGCTTTATCACGCATTTATAGGTTCTCTAGCGGATAATGCAATTGAAATAGGTTGGGTATTATGTTTCAGTTTATTGGCAGATAAAGGATTAGTAGAAAGAATTACGGTCTTATTTGGCGTAAACGATGCTTTTTGGGTTATTCTATCCTCTACGTACTACACTACTAGAACCTCAATGACTGCAACTCTACCTAAGTTGATTGAGAAACAAGGAATAAGCATAGAGTCTAAAGTAGTTAAAAACCACATATATTTATTCTATCTTATGCTATTACCCTCTGCTATTGGTAGTTTTATGTTTTTACCGAAATTCTTACTCATACTTGGGGTATCGCCCACTGATTTACCTTTTTACATTCCTTACTTCCAATTATCAATCGTATCAATTTTGATTACAGCTCCTTGGCCAATATTTATTCCCTCTTACTTAAGAACTAGGGGTAGAAGTAAAGAAGCTACGGTTTTAGATCACGCTAATGCTTGGTCTATGTTAATCGGTATCTTTTTCACAACTCATGTTTTACAGTTAGGTGTGAATATGGCTTTAGTTGTAAACATGGTAACTAATGCAATTCCCCTTTATTGGTTCTTATTAAAACAACCAATTCCTCAATTCTTCTCTAAGGGATTTGAATTTTCTTGGAAAGAGATTCAGTCTTATTGGGTAATTGTAAAATGGGAATTAGTAAGAAGACTTGCACCACGTGTTTCAGCGATAATTGGTGTAGGATTAACTATAACAGTCAATCCAATATATGCAGCTATCAAATACTGGATTTCAAATTTAATGATGCTACCTGAAGGTTGGGTTGACTCTATGGCAGGCTTGCTAAATAGTCATGTATCTAGAAATGTTGGTTTAAACGAAGCAATTCCTTATAAAGATAATAAATTTATCTTTTGGAAAGCTACTGTTGGAGCTTTACTTTCGATTGCCTTACTTTATTTTATTGCATATTTTGGATTGGCTTGGCTCCCAGAATCAATTTATCAAGGTTTGATTTCCCCGATCATTTGGTTCTTTTTACCGATTGAGGTTGTCACCAAACTTAGATATTATATGTGGTTAGCTATTAGTCGTTCATATCGACATGATTTGAATGGTGTTGCTCAATTGATTTATGCGATTCCAACAGCTATAATGACACCTGTATTGCTTTGGTTGTTCTTATACCATTTACAGCTTAGTTTTGAGTCCATTTTTGCAGTCGGAGCAATTGTTGGAACAGTTCAATGGTTAGGAACTGAATTATATTTCTATTATAAACTAGATAAGGGAAAACATGAAAGCACGAAAAAAACCGATTGAGGTATTTGCAATACATTACAATCATAACATCATTCTCGATAAATTTTTGGAATTGTTAAGAACAAACAAAAACGAACCAGTTCGATATGACGAAACTGATAAAACAATTTATATCCAGAAAGAACGTGGAGAAATTGCTTTAAAGTATGGGAATTGGGTTATT